GACAAGCAGATTGCCGCCGAAGAAAAGGCTGGCATCCTTATGCCGCCTGGTCAGGACATGGGCATGGGTCAACCCATGCCAGGCGAGCCACAGCCTGCCCCTGCTCCTGCTCCCATGAACAGTGGTGACGAACAGCCACAGGTAACGATAGGTGAAATCGTCCCTGCGGAAGAAGAAGACATGAACGATTGAGAGGTACACCATGCTACAGTCATTTGAAGATTTCCGCGCAGCCGTGTCATCCGCCTTGAAGGACAAGGTGGCGCAGCGCATAGAAGCGGAAAAAGAGCATATTTCAAACCAACTGTTTCATGCAGTTGGCGCAGAAACCACCGAAGAATCCCAGTCAAACGAAACTGAAAACTAAATAATCGTGTCTGTAAAAGGAGAACACATGGATACCCACAAAAAGATTGCAAAGGCACTGGTCAACAAGAGTTTTGCCGAAGCCAAGGAATTGGTCTTCAAGTCGCTGTACGCCAAGGCATCACTCGCTCTTGACGAGGCTCGCTTTGCCGTTGCCAACGGTGTGTTCAACGCTGTGGAAGAAGATGTGGAGCAGATTGACGAGTTGAGCAAGAAGACTCTTGGTTCGTATATAAGAAAGGCTTCTTCGGATCTTGCAAGAAAAACCTCTGATGCCGATCTGCACAATGAATATATGGGTGATGTAGGAACAAGTAAGGCTAGACTTGCACAGGAACGAAAAAAAATCAGTCAGCGAAAGCGTGGTATTGGACAGGCGGTTTCCCGTCTTACAAAAGAAGAAACCGAGCAGTTGGATGAAGTCTCGCCTCCTGACATGGAGAAGATGACAGGCTCCAAGAAGACCAAGGCTTCGTTTGCCAAGCAGTACGGCAAGCGCGGCAAGAGCGTCATGTACGCCACCGCTTGGAAACTCCACAACAAGAAGGCGGGCAAGGACTAATGAAACTCATTACCGAAACCGTACAGGACATCAACATTCTGACCGAGGAAAAGAACGGTCAGAAGCACTACTTCATTGAAGGCGTGTTCATGCAGGCTGAGTCCAAGAACAGGAACGGTCGCGTGTATCCCATCAATGTCATGGAGAAGGAACTTGATCGGTATCAGAAGGAATATGTGAAGACCAACCGCGCTATGGGCGAACTCGGTCACCCCGAAGGTCCGACTGTGAACCTTGAGCGCGTTTCTCACCTCATCAAGGACTTGCGCCTTGAGGGAAACGATGTGTACGGCAAAGCCAAGATCCTTGATACGCCATACGGCAAGATTGTCCGCAACCTCATTGACGAGGGTGTCAAACTGGGCGTTTCGTCCCGTGGCATGGGCAGTCTGAAGGAGCAGGACGGGGTAAATGTCGTGCAGGAAGACTTCATGCTGGCTGCGGTGGATGTGGTCGCTGACCCGTCCGCCCCCAACGCATTTGTCAACGGTATCATGGAAGGACGGGAGTGGATTTGGGACGGTGGAGTCCTCAAGCCTGTAGAGGTTGAGAACTACAAGCGTATCATTGAAAAAACCTCTTCTCGCAATTTGGAAGAACAAGCCATGCGGCTGTTCAAGGACTTCATTTCAAAACTCTGACGAGTCTAAATACTCTCTAGAAGGAGATCAACAGTCATGGCTAACGAAAAGATCGAAGATGTCATCAAGAAGGTAATCCTGGGCGAAGGCTTCCTTGCGGAGAACGCCGAGGAGCAGGATATCCCCGAGGGCGAGGACACCTCCGATGAGGAAGCCATCGCTGAAGAGGAAGTCTACGAGGACGCAGAAGAAATCGTAGAGGAAGAAGAACTCGAAGAAGCCAAGGACGAAGAGTCCGAGGAAGAAGAGGAAGAAGAGGAAGAGGACGAAGAAGAGGAAGAAGACGAGGACGAAGAAGAGTCCAAGGGCAAGAAGAAGATGCCTGCCTTCCTCAAGGGCAAGTTCGGAAAGAAGAAGGAAAAGATGGAAGAAGCCGCCTCGGATTACGCCAGCGACAAGATGTACAAGACTGCCAACGGCAAGACCGCGCAGATCGCAGAGCCAACTGGCGATGCCAGCGGCAAGAACAAGGGAACCATCAAGGCGAAGCCATCTGCTGCCAAGGCTGAAACCAAGATTCCTGAAGTCAAGCCCACCGTGAAAGAGGACATTGCTGTTCTTCTCAGCGGTCAGGAACTCTCCGAAGAGTTCAAGACTTCTGCTGCTACCCTGTTTGAGGCTCACCTGAACGAGCGCGCTCGTCAGATTGAGGAAGAGGTTCAGGCGAAGTACGAGAACCTGCTTGAGCAGCACACGGTTGCCGTCACCGAAGAACTCGTTGAGCGCATTGACGAGTACCTGAACTATGTGGTTGAGGAGTGGATGCAGGAGAACCGCCTTGCTGTTGAGCAGGGACTCCGCACCGAGATCACCGAAAACTTCATTGGCAACCTCCGTTCGCTCTTTGCCGAGTCGTACATTGAGGTTCCCGAGGAGAAACTTGACCTATTTGAGTCCACCGTTGAGCAGGCAGAAGCCCTTGACGGCGAACTACAGAGCCAGGTTGAGAAGAACATTGAACTCTCCGAAGAGGTTGAGCAGTTGAAGTGCGAGATCGTCTTCCGAGAGATCGCGGAAGGTCTGACCGACACCGACAGCGAGAAACTTCGCCGTCTTGCCGAAGACCTTGAGTTTGATACCGTAGAGCAATTTGCCGAGAAGTTGGGTGTTCTCCGTGAGAACATCGAAACCATCGGCACTAGTGCCGAGGAAAGCACCGAAGAGGAGTCCCTTGAGGAGTCCTACGAAGAAGCCACCGAAGCGTCCCCGCTTGTCGAAGCATATGTGCGTTCGATGAGCAAAAGAGAAGAGTAATCTTCAAGTTAGTTTCTTTCAGTCTCTAGACTGTTACAAATAAGGAGTAGGAAATGGAAAACAAGTTTCTAACAGAGCAGGCTATCCGCAAGTGGAAGCCCGTTCTAGATCACAAGGATATGGCTCCAATCGTTGACGCTCACAAGCGTGCCACGATTGCCACCCTTCTTGAGAACCAGGAAAAGGCAATCAAGGAGCAGTACATTGCCGAGGCTTCGCCAACCAACGCTCTTGGTGCTGGTATGTCTCCGCTTGCTTCTGGTGGCGAAGGTGCCATCAAGGGCTACGATCCGATTCTCATTCAGTTGGTTCGCCGTGCGATGCCCAACCTGATGGCATACGACATCTGCGGCGTTCAGGCTATGTCGGCTCCGACAGGTCTGATCTTTGCAATGCGTAGCCGTTATCAGAATCAGACTGGAACCGAGGCATTCTACAACGAACCAGCCGCAAACTTTGCAGGTTCTGATGCTGTCAGTCAGAGCGGTTTCTCTGGTGGCACTGCTGGCGGCGGCGCAACAGGAACGATTGCCAACTTCGGTCCTGGAACAGGCGTTGATCCGTTCTTCGGCTATGCGGGAGCGAATGTCAATCCAACATCTGCCAGCGGTCTGACCACTGGTTCGGCTCTTCGTACAAACTTTGCTGAAGGCGAAGCACCAAACGAGATGGCATTCAGCATTGAGCGCGTTGGTGTACAGGCTGCGACCCGTATGCTTGCTGCCTCGTACAGCATTGAACTGGCTCAGGATCTCAAGGCTGTTCACGGTCTTGACGCTGAAACCGAACTCGCCAACATTCTCAGCACGGAAATCCTTGCTGAAATCAACCGCGAGGTCGTCCGCAATGTCTATCGTACAGCCAAACTCGGAGCGCAGCAGACCGATCTGTACTACAAGACGGTTGCTGGCGGTCTGAGCAGCGGTTCTCCCGCTGCTGGTGGTGGCTATGGTGGTGTCTACGATCTCATTCAGGACTCGGATGGTCGTTGGAGCGCGGAAAAGTTCCGTGGTCTAATGTTCCAGATTGAGCGTGAGTGCAATCAGATCGCCAAGGATACCCGTCGCGGCAAGGGCAACTTCATCATCTGCTCGGCAGATGTTGCTTCTGCCCTCGCAATGGGTGGCTTCCTCAACATCAGCCCCGCGCTGAATGTCAGCCTTGATGTTGATGACACTGGCAACACCTTTGCTGGTACCCTCAACGGTAAGATCAAGGTCTACATCGACCCCTATGTCGATGTTACCAGTGGAACCGCTCCCAACTTCGTCTGCGTTGGATATAAGGGAACCAGCCCGTATGACGCGGGTCTGTTCTACTGCCCCTATGTCCCGCTCCAGATGATGCGTGCGGTTGATCAGTCCACCTTCCAGCCCAAGATGGCGTTTAAGACCCGCTACGGCATGGTCGCCAACCCCTTCGCTGAGGGTACGGCTGTTGGTCTTGGTGGTCTGAAGGCTCGCAGCAATCTCTACTACCGCATCTTCCGTGTAGACAACCTCCACGGCGTTGCATCGTAATAGACTGCACTAAACCTTACGATGGGGGAGGGGGAAACCCCTCCCCTTTTCGTTTCTACATACTGTTATGGCAAACACCTTCACATTCGCGGACATCCCCGAAGATATCAAGGATCGGTATCCTGAGCGCATCAACGCGATGCTGCCCACCTACTACAGGTTCAGCATATCGCGTCTGCCGAATACGATGTACTTCTGTCAGAGTGCGTCCCTGCCTACCATCACGATGAGTGAGGTGCAGATGCCCAACCCGTTCATGCCTATCAAGGCTCCGTCCAAGATGGACTTTGACGAGTTGAGTATTTCATTCATCGTGGACGAAGAAATGAAAAACTGGCTTGAGATATTCAACTGGATGCGCTCCTCTACCAATGTGGAGGACTACGAGGAGTTCCGTGGCGCAAACACGCACACCTGTACGGCAAACCTTGTGATACTGAACAGCAGCAAGAATCCAAAAATAAATGTCACCTTTGAGGGGCTGTTCCCACGAACGCTTGGTTCCATTGATTTCAGTTCCACCGTGATTGATCCTGAGCCATTTCAATGCACCGCTACATTCGCGTACCGAAACTACAATATTGAAACCTTGTGATTCTTGGTTGACTGCCCTTCTCCGTGGTGTAGACTACGCACACGGAGAAAAGTATGACCCTAGACGATATTCGCAAAGAACTACAGCGCGACATGGTGTTGGACGATGCGGCTCTTGACATTGAGTCGCTGAAGATTCCCCAACTCCACAGCAAGTACCTGAACTTTCTCATGGACGAGCGTTTGGCACTGAGGAAACTGGAAACAGACTACCGTGTGCTGCTCCGTGCCAAGTGGGAGTACTACACAGGCAAGATGTCGCAGGAAGAACTGACTGCGCGGGGATGGGAACCGTTTGCGCTGAAGATCCTGCGGAACGATCTTGACCTATACCTTGACTCTGATGCTGATCTGATCAAGTTGAAGCAGAAGTCCGACTTCCAAAAAGAGAAGATCGCCTTGCTTGAGGAAGTCGTGAAGGAACTGAACACCCGCCATTGGAAGATCCGCAATGCGATTGAGTGGAGGCGATTCACCAATGGACAGTGATTTTCTACAGACAGATCCCGCTAATTGGTGGATTGACAAAATGTATCTGCAAACGGCTTTCGCGGCTGCACGACACAGTGTGGATCCGCGAACTCAAGTTGGAGCGGTTCTTGTTGTTCCTTCTGTGGGAGTATTGCTGTCTGCTTGGAATCATGTGCCACCACAATTACATTCGGTTGGCTATCCGCGAACACCCGAAACGAAAAACTACTGCACAGAACACGCAGAACGAGCAGTAATATTCAAAGCATTGAAAAATGGACTGCGAACGGACGGACTCACCATGTATTGTACATGGGCTGCTTGTTCGGAATGCTCTCGTTGTATTATTGAGTTTGGGATAAAGAGAGTTGTTACTCTTTCTAGATTGGTTGATCGCACAGATGAACGGTGGAGGGATTCTATTCGCACTGGATTGGAAATGATGGAAGACGCAAGAATACAGGTTGTTGGATGGAATGGGACTCTCGGCACTAAATACAGTATACGATTTGGCGGATCCGAAATCACGGATGAGGACTTGAAGTAAATGTTTGACCTTGATGTGACCGAAGTTGATTCCGTGA